TAGGGGACTACCATCATATTCGACACCAGTGATGTCGTTAGTTTTTAACCATTCACATGCTGCTTTAAGATCAGCAGTAGAAGCCTCACCGCTTTTAACACGCTTCAGGAATTCATTTGTGACAAGATTATGTAATTGGTTAAAGTCTTCTTCTGCTGCCTTAGTCATTAGTCTTTAAGTCCAGGGAATAGGTTTTTCTTAATTAGTAATACTGCTTGATCATCAATGGTATTATCTGTACTTTTGGCATACGCTTCAAGTAATGAGATAACAAGATCCTTTACTGCGGATGAGGAAAGGAAAGCCATGAGGATGGGTTTGAGTAAGAGTGTCATTATTCTTTAGTGGATTTAGTAGATTTTTTAGTCTTAGCTTTAGCTTTATCTGCAGCTTCTTTAGCTGCTCTTTGATCTGAAAGAGTACTCATATTGCATTTAGGTTGTTTAGGTTTAGCCCATGGTTTATACCAAGGAGTAGGAGGCGATATGCATTTTAAGACTTTTGCTTGTGCTTTTGTCCAAGATGATATAGGTATTACATCACTACAAAGGTGATATACACGTGAGCCAGGGAGTAGCATAAAGCCTTTCTGTTGAAGTTTAGCACAATTGTCTATACGGACAAGTTCAAAATTCAACTTCATCTTCTCTTCCTGGCGTGCTGCCATTTGACGGCATTGCTCAAGACCACGTTTATCTAATGGTACCATGAAGTTAACTTGGAATCCCCAGTTTTCAGCTACAGTATAGCTCTGTTGATCCATTTTATCATCAAATGGTGTCGTATGATTGCCCATATAGAATGGGCTGAATGTCATTGTTGAACCGTTACAAGATATGTTCGGTCCCATAACCTGACGACTTGGTGCTCCATTGTTCTGGAACTGTACGGCTTGATTTGTGACGTTTCCGGTAGCAGCTGCCACTGGATTCGAGGTGTTGTTTGTTTCTCCTTCACTTGCTTTTACAGGGGTTATTGTGAGAAGACTGATAAGGATACCGTAGTAGCAGTAGTATCGATTTCTCTTTCTATTTCTGTTACTTCTAGAACTTGACTTGCTGCTCTTGTTACTATTTCCAACGTGAAATCTGAACCAGCTGTTGTCATGTTGAATACCGAATCTGAATCGGCTATACCTCCTGATGAGGTTGAAGTATGGGTTATGTTGTCCCCAGACCATTTGTTTAATGCTGAACCATAAGTCGTGATAGTTATTTCCTCCACGATCTCTTGAGTCGTTGTGGTTGTAGAATTCATCGACCCCTGTGTGAAATTGGGGGTGACTAATTCTGCTCTTGCTACCGTGGGTGAGGCCAGTAGGAAGAGTAAAAGCCATTTCTTCATTCTTCCTTTTTCTTTATCATAGGACAATTGACGGGTGTGCCTTTGTCTTTGTTGTTATTACCAGTAGACAAACCAAAAGTGGCTAATGCTCCCGTAAACACACTGGCAACGAACGTGATATCCGAGTTACCAGCTTTCTTTATCATAGGCAATTCTACGTAATTCATAGTAATTATAAACCCGGACCAAACCACTACGCCTAGTCTGACGAATGTACCGAGAATCTGAATCTGGTGGTCCTGATCCTCGGCAGCATCTTTCAGCTTTCCGAGGAGTCCTTGCTTTTTTTCTTCCGATTTTCCTTCCATTTGTTAACCTTAGCTTGTAGTTGTTTTTGAACTTTCTTTTTAATAGGTTCAAATAGGGTTTGAGTAACAGAGGTAGTAGCTACTGCCACTACAGCTGTTGTCACTGCTGTTACCACTACTGCTGTTTCCGGTATAGGCATTTGTATGTCTATAATCGGAATCTTAAGTTTAGGTGGTTCAGGTTGTTCTGTCGCCTTCTCTTCCTTCTTAACCTCCTCAGGAGCCTCTAGATCACTCGGAGGGATCACCATGGGGCGATATGATGGAATACGGGCTGAAGGGGGCTTCAGCTCGATGCTAGGGATGTTTAAGGGCTTAGGGATGTTAGGTTCAGGAAGGTTTATTTGCAATTAAAAATGCTTTATAAGAGTTTTTAACATCTGTAGTCCAGACAGTATTCGCTATACCTTGGATTTCCGCAGATTCTGAAGATACATCAGTATCTACCAAATTATCTGAGCCATCTAAAGTACCAGCGTGTAATACTCTTCGTGTGAATGAACGACTTATTTGTTTGCCGTCCTCTTTGATTACTGTCGCTGTTCGTATTTGTATATGTTTATGTTCACCGACAACTTCTATTTTGTCGTTTTCTATTGATTTTGTTAATGTCATAATTAAGCTGCTACGTAGTTAAAGTTTAAACTAATAAAAGTGGATTCACCTACATATTGAGCGCAAGCTTGACTACCACTATCTGTCAGCCCACCATATATAGCTTTAAGTTCACAATAAGATTGATTTGCTGGAACGGTTACTACAACTGGAAAGTCACCATAGTTACCTGTAGATCCTGGTGTAGAATCCCCACCTCTAAAATAACAATATCCGATATGGTGAGCATTAGAAGCTTCCCCCTCATTTATCACGGTAAACGGAAGACCATTAATTCTAACAGCTCCTGTTGCAGAACTATGTCCACTACATCCAATCATTCCAGAAACAAATACTCTATTACCTATTTTAGTATATTTAAAATGATCATCACCAGATATAGTTAAAGTTCCGCTTGATGTTGCTGATAAAGTAGTCGTGAATTCGCCTTCTTCATAGTCATCTAAAAGTTCTGATGACATATTAGTTGCATGACCATCAGCACTAAAGTCAATACCACCACTAGCAGACATTGCAACGTTTCCAGTAACGCTTACACCAGTCGCTGTAGTTTGAAGTTTCTTCGATCCATCATGGTATAACTCGTTTGTCCCTCCACCAATAAATTTTGCTATGACCTCACTATCAGCTGAGTTCCAAATAGTACAGGTATTATTAGTTGCCAAACCTAAAGGTCCAGTGCCAACATCAGCTACCCAACTAGTAGAACCATCGTGATAAATCTCTAAATCATTTCCTGTCCCGAACCGAAGTTTAACATTATCGTTAAAGTCAGCACCTGTTGCACCACCTACACCACCACCAGCATCTTCAAAAGCTGGAGGTGATCCAGCTCCTGTTGAAGTTAATACCTGACCATCTGTTCCTGGTCCTACTACAGTTGGAGCACCATTAGCATCCCAGGTGATTACCTGTCCATCTGTACCATTTGCCAACATAGCTATATCAACTGCACCAGCTGATATAGTTGTAGCTCCATCTGCAGAGGATGTTACATCTCCACTATGATTAGGGTGTACATAATTATTAGCACTAGCTGCTATACCATCTAATTTAGTATGGTCAGCATTAGTGAAATCATTAGTTGTTAAACCACCATCTCCTATAGAGTAAGTGGTATTGGTATCTGTTGGAGTAGCCCACGAGTTATCTCCTCTTAAAAAGGTGGAACTAGATGCTGTACCAGTGGCTGATAGTTCATCAACTCCAACAGCATCATCTGCTAGGTGGGCATTATCTATAGATCCATCATTATAATGTTCTGAATCTATAGAGTTATCGGCTAGTTTTGTTTCATCTATTAGATCAGCTGTTAACCCAGCAGCTTGTATTTTAGTTAATGCCATTAGGGTTTCGGATTGTCACTTTTTACTTTTTCGCAAGCTGCGTAGTAGGCGGTTAGTTTAGATGAATCACCTTTAGAGTTCCAGTACATAGCATCTGCAAATTCTCCAGTACTTGGATAACTTAATCTTCTATTTAAGATCCATTGATCTTTTATGTCCGCTGCATTTTGATCGTTTACTACTTTCTGTTCATCTGCAGTTAGTGTTTCTTCGGTAACTTTGCCTGTATTACCATCATGTATAAATCTTTTCATAATTAATACCAAGCTTGTAGTTTAAAGGCACCTGCAGAAAAGGTAGTTGCACCAGCTTTTACTTTATATAAAGTACCACCTAATGTAACGTGTCCATATGTCCAATAAAGATTATTACCCATAGAACCGCTACTTTCATTATTCCAATAATGTGCTGTGTAACGGATTGTCCATTTATTAGATGTATTTAATTTATATAAATCAATAAGATGATATCTATCGAAATCTAAATCATTTAAGCCGTTAGCTCTTATATAAGTAGTCACTACACCTTCTACACCTTGACCAGATGCATATAGATGACCTCCAGTTAAGTTATATCCAGACTCTTGGTAACTTGATGAACTACCATCTCCATACCCAAGAGTAAATCTCATTGCATGGTTATCCCCTTGAAATTTCATTCCGTCAGCAAGGATTCTTACATGAGTAGCTGTTGCTGGAATACCAGTAATAATATGTTCAGTTCCAGAAGTAGTAGCAGCCCATGAACTATCCCATTGGGTTAAACCTGATGAAACAGTTGCGAAACTAAGTACACCACTACCATCAGTTTTTAAGTATTGACCTGATGTCCCATCATCTACTGGAAGGGTTAATTCTAATGCTGCATTACTTGTAGTAGCAGCTGGAGCCTTTAAAGAGACGGTTCCCCCACCGCCTCCTGTGGCTGTTAATTTAAGTGTACTCATGGTTTCGGATTGTCAGATTTTACTTTGTCAATGGCTTCGACCCACTTGTTAGTGCCATTCTTTTTGTCCCAGTAGAGTTGATCTAGTTGATCTCCTATTGAGGCATATACTCTGTCATCTTTATATTTTACTTTTGCATAGTCTGAATTAATTTCAGTTCTAGCTGCATCTATCTTTGATTGCTCTAGTGTTACTTTATTCTCACTAGCATCAAAAGCTCCAGCTCCATCATCAATATGTTTGACATTTGGATAGGCTTTATAAATTGCTTCGTGGTCTAATGTCATCCTGCTACCTCCATTAAAGTTATAGTGGACATACCACCTTGAACATGGTTATAACTTGGTGCAGTTAACGTTCTGTTGACATACCACGTGTAACTAGCAGTCCTTGAACAAACTCTCACATCATAAGCAGTAGATGAAGTAGTTGAAGGAGAATCTAAATAAGTTCCATGAGTCTGTCTAAATTCATCTTCATCATTAGCAACATCTGATTGATAACCTGTTTGTAACCAGTTATTATTTATATA